ACGCTTCAGCGAAGGCAAGGTAACAATCGTGCAGCTCGCTCACCGGATCACGCCACGCGCGCGCGAGCCACGCGTCGCGGCGAAGTCGAAAGTTGCCGGAGCGAATCACGGTGCCGCGCTCTTCGCCGCCGTCTCTCTGCGGCGTTTCTCTGCCGACAAGTGGTGAACGATGCGGCTCGCGGCAATCCAGACCGCAGAATCGGGCGGGTACTTCTCCAGCAGATCGCGTTGCCGGCGCAGCTCTTCCGCAATCGCCTCGTCGGTCATTAGGTCTAGCTTCACGGCTGCGCCTCCGGCGGAATTAGCGCCTTGAGTTGGTCGATCACGCCGACTTCGACGAACGCTACCGCCTCACTTTCCGCCGGCGCGGGCACGTCGAAGATGCGCGTCCATGCGCTGCGGCGCACGTGAGCAATCACGCCGGTGCGGTCCGCATCTTGCGGCTTCAGATTGTCGCCGGCGACGCGCGTGTTCTTCACTTCCACGAGCGCGACGTACTCCGCCCGCTTCGCCTCATCCTCCGGACACATCCCCCACCCGGTCACGGTGTGGTGCTCGAAGCGCTCACGCAGGCGGGTGTCCAGCAGTAGGCCGCCGCTGTCGTACGTGCGCCCGCAGACGACGCAGACTCTCTGCTCTAGCGTTACGTATGACTTGCTCATGCGAACACCCTGCCGGCTTCGCGCTCATGCTGGCATGCGCAGAACGCGTCGAAGTCAGCATCGCCCGGATCTTCCCCCCGCAATCGCAGAGCGAGATCGCACTGCCACCACCATGCAATCAGCGCGCGCCGGTTATCGAGGAACCACGACGGAAAGTGCACAACGCGGCGGTTGTCGTACGTCGGCTTCATGAGTACGGCTTTCATAGCTGCCCCCATAACGTCAGCCATGATTGGCGTTTAGCAATCGCGCAGAGACGAGTGCGAGATCGCTGCAACTTTTCCGACATTTGCGTGTAGCTCAATCCGGCCGCGCGCATTGCTAGGATCTCTTTCAATTGCTTCAGCGTGCCGCGCACCGGCACGGTGCCATGTCGTACTTTATCCGCGCAGTTTTCTTTCGCGGTTTTCCACGACAGATTGCTTAAGGTGTTGTTCCGCACTTTGCCGTCTCTATGCGCGGCGTGATGTTTCGGAGTCGGTGCCGGCCCCACGAATGTTTCGAGAATCAGACGGCTCACGACTCGATGGCGAACGTCTTCTCTCTCCGGACCGAGATACAAGGCAACTCTTAAATAGCCGTGATTCGGATGCAGTTTCAGAATGCGAAGTGGCCGCCGGTGCCCTCGCCGATCGCGCCGAGCTAGACTTTTGACTCGTCCGTGCGTACTCACTTCGTACATGGGGAATCCGCGGATGCGGTGCCAGCGTTCCATTTTCAAAATTCTCCGTCGATCGGGATGCCCGCATCGTCGGCCGCCAGCTCCGGCCACGTGACCCAGTAGCGGCCCGGCGGCGGTTCACGCTCGTACTTGTCGTCGTTCGCCGCCTCGCCTGAGTCCGTCTGCGTGTGGCAGGACGGTGCACAGGGCTCCCCGGCGGGAGCCCCGCACAGCTCGCACGGCTCGCCCGGCCCGGCGGCCGGCTCACCGTCAAAGTGCGGATCGGCGTCGGTGACGCCGGGCGGATAGTTGCCGGTGCCGGTAGGGACGCTCATGACTGCACCGCCTTGGCGATAGCGGCCTGCGCCGTCTCTATGCAGATCCGCGCATTGCGCGCGTAGGGCTCGCTGAGCCGCGCGCGCAGCGTGATGAACTCCGCCTCGCACATCCGCAGTGCTTCGAGCAGCTCCGGCGCGGCGGCGATAAGGCGCGAGTCCGCGGAGCGCTCAACTTGCAGACACACAATGTGATGGTCCGCGCCTATTACGCCCATCATGTGATCGGCTAACTGCCACGGCCCCGGTGTGTGCTTCATGTTGTTCATCGCGTCACCCACCCGTTCGCCGCCATGCACGCGGAGAAAAACTGCCGCTGGTGAGCAATGGCAGCGACGGCCATGACGCCGGCGGCGGCGGCGACAAAGCGCTGTGAGCCCTGCACGCCGAACGCGCCGCCGGGCTGTGACTGTTGCATGCAGGAATACTTGGCGACGGCGAAGTCCTGATCCGTGCCGCCGCGTGTGGGGAAGTACGTACTCGCGCAGCCGGCCAGCAGCAGCGCTGCGGCGGCAGAAGTTGAAAGGGTTGAAAGGTTCATGGTTGCAGTTCTCCAGAGTTTGATTGTGTGTGTTGAGAGAGAAGAGGCGGGCGGCTCGTCCATGAGCCGCAGCCCCCTATCGGTTTAGTTGAGTTACGCGGCGAGCAGCATCTTGCCGGCTTCGCGCTCTATGCTGACGCGGGCGTCCTGATACTGGAGTCCCCGCGCGTAGGACGTGGCGGCGACCACCGCATCCCACACGCTGCAATCGTCCACCAGCTCGCGGCTCTCGTCCGTCTTGTACGCGGCCTTGATCCCGCCGACCTGTGAGCGGGTGAACTTGCGGCCGGCAAAGAACTTGTCAATGTCGGCAATCTTTGCCTGTTGCGCGGCGACGATCTTAGCTTGCCCAAGGGTCACGTTGCTACGTGCGAACTCCTTGAGCATCGGCACCACTTCAGACATGAAGCGGTGCGGCGCGCTCGCGGTGTGCCTGATTGAAAACTCTTCAAGGTCACGCATGCCCCATATGATGCGGTTGCAACACACGTAGTCGAAGCCGAATCCTGCGACCCACATTTTGCCGGAGCCAACGTCAGAGTTGCCGATCACGATGCCGGTGGAGATCCGCCCGGCCTTGCCGTCGCGGCGGTTGGGCACTTCTGTGCTCTTGTCTTCGTCCGCCAAGAACACCCACACGTCGCGGTCGGACGCGTAGAGCGTGGTGTTCGCCTTCGTAATTTCCACTTGCTTGCCGAACTCGCCGGGGATGCGAAACGCTCCGGTGCGCCCATCGCCGAACGCTTCCACCAGCGCGCTGCACACGCGCGCGTTCCAGATGCGCCCGTAGTTAGGTCCGGTGACTGCGTGCAGCTCCGCCGGCCCGCTGTTCTTGTACAGCAACACGCCCACGTCTTCGACCGGACGCGCGACGTGCATGCCGTAGTTCAAACAATCCGCCGCCAGCTCATTCGGCAGGTCGCGCAAGTACCCGGCCGGTGCGCCGGCGCGGCTCGCCCACTGGCCGAACGCCCAGTGCGTCGGGATCGCCGTGCTGCCGTTGGGGCCGCGAATCACCAGCTTGCCGTCAAGAATGTCTGCGCTGAGCCCCTTGCTTGCCACGACGCGCGCGGCGCTGTGATCCATGACGTGCTGAGTAGCCGCCGCCAGATCCGTGAGTGACGTATAGCGCTCGTCTGAAGGGCGCGTGCGCCACTGTTCGTTCGCTGAGAATTGGTGAAGAGTCATTATCGTAATCCTCCAAAGTTGGGCAGATCCGCCTGCCGCGCGCGTGAGAGTCAGTTGTGACACTCAATCGGCGGCGCTCCTGCGTGCGAGTGCCGCCTGTTGAGAATCAAAACGGTATGAAGTGCGTTGTCTCCTGTTGCTCGAAGATGCGCAGCTCGGGGCGCACCGGGCGTTGGAAGATCACCCGCGGCTCTGGCGCGGCGCGCTGCGGCTCCGGCAGCGGTGCCACGGTCAGCGCCTTGAGGGCGGCCAGCTCGCGCTGTAGCGGCTCCAGCGACCACTCGACGCCGGGCTTTGAGATCCGTTCCCACGCGTACGCGGCAGCGCGGAAGGCCGCCTTGTCGCGCAGATCCGGCGCAGCTTCCGCGAGCGCGTAGCACTGCGCGGCGCGCTCGGTCGGCGTGCCGGCGCTCATGACACGTCCACCGGCTTGCCGTTGCGATAGATGATGGAAGGGTAACGGTCCGGCCCGGTGCCGCGTGCCTCTTCGTCCGCGTAGGACGCCGCCACGGTTGCAGTCACTGTGCCCGTGTTGCAGCAGACGAAGCACGTGTAGGGCAACCCCTGCTCGTCCACGTCCAGATGCCATGCGCCGCCGCAGGCCGGGCAATCCACAAACGCTTCGGGCTCGCAGCATTCCACGGACGTGCAGACGTGCGGTTGTTTAAGGTCGATCATGATGCAGTTCCTTCGTGAGTTGAGAGAGTGTTGACACGTGCCAGCCGTGCGCGCATGCGCCGGGAGATCTTGCGGATGGCGTTCTTCGCGCGCAGCTCCTTGCGCTGCCAGCGCTCAAGCGCCGCCGCGTCGCGCGCGTTCGCCTGCGTGATCCGTGAGAGGCGGTGCGGCTTCGCAGCCGGCTGCACGGTGAGCCAGTCAGTTGAGGCGCGCACGTAGTGTGCGATCTCCGTTTCGATCACGTGCTCGCCGGTGGCGTGCGGGCGGTTGCCGGGGTGACGGTACGTGTGCACCGCATGCCCCACGTCATGAATGAGCCGGCCCCACCCGCGGTCGTTCCCGCGCGTGGGCTTCAGACTCACCCAACAGCGGCGCGCGCCACGGGGCAGCGGCATCGGCTCCGTGCGCACGGCGGAAGCATCTGCGGGGCGGCCGAAGCGGCGGATGAGCGCACGCTGAGCGCGCACCGCTTGCTCGCGCGTGATCGGCGGATACCCCTGCGCGTGCAGGGCGTTGACGGCGGCGTACCGTGGATCGGCGCTCATGAGCGCACCGCGCAGAACTGCGCGTGACGGCCGACCGTCTTGCCGCACGTGCACTGCCACTGCTCTGCCATCTGCTGCGCAGCGTAGAGCGCGCAGGCAGCGGTGCCCACGTAATCAGCGCTGCCGATCTGGTTGCCGTTTCGGTCCTTGAGCTGCACGACCCAGTTGCGGCTGTGCTTGTCGTACCAGCGATCCACGTAGGTGCCGGCGGTGATGTCGGCTGCGCGGCGGTAGGTGTTGGTGAGAAAGCCCGGTTCGCGCACCAGCACTTCGCCGGAGCGGTTGAAGCTGCGGCGGCTCATGAGCGCACCGCCACGTCAGCCGGCAAGCCGCACTGCTCAAGGACTGAGCTAACGGAGCCGCCGTTGTTGAAGTGGTGCAGCGCTGCGATCAGCAGCTCATTGCTACGGCGTGCGCGCGGCTGCGCGGTGAGCTGCGGCAGCGCCGGCACGGTGCCGGTCACGTCGCAAGAGAAGTCCACCAGATCAATCGCATCGACGCGCGCGTACTGAAGGCCGGCGGCGTCCGTGCTGACGCGTGACGTGGCAGCGGGGGACCAGCGTGAAAATTTGCGGTTGAGGATCATTTGCAGTTCTCCGTTTCCGGGGCGGGGGAGAGTCCCCGCCCGTGTGGATAAGAATACGCGCCCACGCGGAATAGTGCCGAAATAGATTCGGTTCTGTGACCCACTGCACATTCGCGCACGAAAGTCAGCAGGGGTCGCCGTTGCGAGGGGTTAAGCTACTGAAAAGGCTAGGTTTATTTACGTGGAATATGTGAAGCCGTTCACATGCGCGCGCCCCGGTACTAGTATGGCGCGCTTATGAAACCGACCAGCTCCGCGCGACTCCTGAATCGCACCAAAGACATGCTCGACCGCTGCACGCTCTCAAGCCGTGAGCTGCATCGCCGCTCGCATGTTGGTTATGACTGGCTCGTGAAGTTTCGCGCCGAACCGCAACTGCGCAAGTTGAATCCAACAGTGCGCCAGCTCCAGCAGTTGCACGACTTCCTCGTGTTGTATCACGCGGCGCTCGATCAGGTGACGGCGGAGGCGGGGGAGGCGGCGAACAGCGACGACGAGGAGGCTGCGCGCAGCACTGCGGCGGTTGATACCGTCGCCGCTTAACGGGACTGAGATATTGCCGGCGCGGGCGAACCGCGTTGGATCTTCTGACATGGGCGAACAAAATCGGGGAACAACACCGTGCGATTCTCAAGCGCAGGCACTACCGCCCATGATCTCACCAGTGAATACAACTCCAACACCGCCACACTGACGCAGCTCTGCGCGCGCTGCGGCGAAGCGTTTGACTCTGACACCGAAGAGCAACTGTGCGGCATGTGCGTCGCATGGGCGGAGCTGCATACTGAAAAGGCGGCGCGCGCTAACCGGCTGCGCGAGCGGAGACGCTGACCATGCTTACATCTATTCCGACGCGCTACGGCGGCACTTTGTTCCGGTCACGTGCGGAAGCGCGATGGGCGATTGTCTTTGACGAGTTGGGACTTGCATGGGATTACGAGCGCGAAGGCTATGAGTTGCCTTGCGGGCGATATTTGCCGGATTT